TTCTCCGGCTTGGAGGGGTTCGCGACGGCATGGCCGCTTCCGTTGCCGGGTCGTGGCAGCGGTTCGGGTTGTGGGCCGCGTTTCTTCGGGTCGGCGTTGCCCCACATCCACATGTTCATCTGGTCGATCAGCGTGGTCATCAGATACTGGTCAAGCGTCCACGCGGCCGGGGCGTCCAGCTTCTGCCAGATAAGGGAGCCGGCGGGCAGGTTCGCGGCAAACGCGGCCGTCTCCAACGGGTCCAGCTCGTAGATGCCGAGCCCATATACGCGCCTCATGTCCGCCGCCAGCTGGTCGGGGCAGCGGACGAGCAGGTATACGAGCGTCAGGAGTTTGGGAAAGCCTTGCTCATCTCCTCGAACAGTTCGTTCAGGAAGGCTCCCATGGTTTCGCCGTCGATACGACCGTCAGCGCCTCGTAATTCGTTCTTGGCCTTGCCGTATGAGTCGCCGAGAAGTCGGCGCAGGAACGGGATGATCTGCAAGGCGTTGCCCTTCGGGTCGGCCTGAAGGTCATAGAGAGATTCCACGAACTCCCAATCGTCCAGCACCTTCGGGTCGATGGTCAGGGAGATTCCCTTGACGGTGACGGTGCGCGGCTTGCCCTGCGCGGGCCTGTGATCCTGCGGACGGTTGCCGGGGACGTTGTTGCTGGCGGTATTACCGTAACGATGATGACGGTTTCGTGACATAATGACTTCTCCAAAAAACCATGGACGACTTCGAGGGTTGAAAAAATGAGGGTTCCCGCGTCGCGGGGAAGTCGTCGAACGCATGACGCGGGAAGAACCGTTATTCGGCGGCCGGGGTCCCTTCGCCGGTTTCGGCGGTCTCGTCGCCGTTGACCGGATCAATGACCTTGCCGACCAGGGCCTCGGTGACGGCCACGCTACGGGACGCGGCGATGCCGACGTATTCGATGGCGGTGACGCCGGAGCCCATGTCGTTGGCGGAGACGGTGATGTCGTACACCTGCGGGTCGCCGGCATGCACCTGACGGTCGCCGAACTCGGCGCGGGTCGCGTTGCCGATCACGAGACGGTCCTTGACGTCGCCGCTCATCGCGATTTCGAACACGAGCACGAAGTCCTCGTCGGAGGGCATCTGGTGTTTGATGGTCATGCTCTTGTCGGTGCCGGTGACCGCGTCCGAGTTATAGCGGAGCTTCGCGGACTCGGCTCGCAGCACTTCGAGCAGGGCGAACTGGTAGGACTCGGCGTAGCTGGTGATGATCTTCATCACGGTGGTACCGTTCGCGTCCTTGATCTCGGTGGTGTCGGTGTCGGTCGTGTTGGTCAGGCCGTCCTCGGACAGGTAGCCGAGCAGCTTGTACGCGGAGGGCAATGCGGTGGCGGAGTCGGTGGGCGGTGTGGTGCCGGCGGGTGCCCAGTAGGCGTAGCCGCCGACCTTGAACTTGCCCAACGACACCATGGTGGAATCGTTGGTTGTGGAATCAACCATGATTTACAGCCTTTCTAATCGTCTGATTTGATAATCAACTGGAGAATGATTTGGTAACGGGGCCGCCCGTCGGGCATGGGGAAATGCGTGCGCCCGGTGATGTCGATATCGGCGACCTCGGGCAGTTCGACGATACGTTTGAGCCGGGGGAGTATGAGTTTCGCCGCAGCCTCGGAGACCAGCCAGCGCGACTCGCCCCACACCTGCACCGCGATAAGCGGCAGGCTGCGAAACGGTTCGTCCGTGCCTCCGACCTGTTCGACGGTGACGAACGGCATCGGATGCGTGGCCGACGATCCGGCGGGCACGTCGAACATCGCCGGATATTCGGCCTTGATCGTCGGGTCCGCGTTGAGCCAGTCCATGACGAGTTTCTCCGCGTTCACGGCCATCAGCCGCCACCTCCCACTGCTTTGGCAAGCGTGTTGTGCAATGCGTTGTCGACGTGGGCCGCGTGGTTGGCCGGATAGACGTTCGCCGTGGCACCTTTGGGGCCGGTGCGCACGCTTGCCTCGTAACGCGGAACGTGATCCTCTCCGGCGGACACATGCACGTCACGCATGGCGGTGGAGTTGGCGCGTCCCGCGATTTTGTCGGCTTCGGCCTTGACAATGCGTGCGCCCTCGTTTTGGCGGTAAGCGAGGAACGCCGAATAATCGAGTCTCACGGTATTGGACATCAGCCCTTCGAATCCGTGACTTCGACCTTGAGGTTCCAGGCGGTCGGCTTCATGCCGCCGTCTAATGGCCTCGGGTCTCCGATCACCTTGTAGTCATGCTCGTCGATGCGTATGCTCGCCCCGCGCAGGCTCCGGTATGCGTAGCTGCGCGGGAACAGGCACGTGAACGCCACGGTCACTCCGTCAGGGCGCAGCGAATCGGTTGCATTCGACATGGCACCCGGCGAGACGAGCACGTTGCCCACCGATTCGATATCGTCCTTCGTGACGGGCGAGCCGCCCGGGTCGGTCTCGCCAGTGGGCGTGCAGCGCACCACTTTCACGGTCTCGCCCCTCATGACGCCTCCCCGTTCGACAGGTCGATGCTGTAGAAGCGTTGGCCGGTGAGCCCAAGCGCCTTCTTCTGTCCCTTGGACAGATAGAATTCGCCGCGAGGATTCGAGAAGGTCATCGACTGGGTGAAACTGCCCGCCGTGAGACTGAGATTGCTGGCACCGGTCGTATCGAAACCGGCGCCCTCGGTCTGCATGTCGGACGAGATCACATCCTTGGCGAGCTCGCAGGCGATGCGTTCAAGCGTCGCCCGCGATATGTTCCGCCAATCGGGGCACTGTTCGCGAATGAACTGCGATGCATCGGCCAGACGATGGTCAACATAATCCGGGTCGTCCGGCATCTGCTTCCAGCGTTTGGCCAATTCCAAATGCGTGGCAAATGGGTTGTCTTCCGTTTCGTCGGCCATGACGGCCTCCTTAATGTCAGGATGCGATGATGCCGAAGCCGCGTGCTACGGCCAGCAGCTTCAGTCCCATGGCCATCACTATGCGGCCACTGCGGAGGGCGGCGCGATGACGTACGCCGGGAAGCGCTTGCTCTTGTCCGGCTGCACGTCGTTGATGGGGTTGGCGATTTGGAAGCCGACGCGGAACACGACGCGCATGGCGACGCAGTCCTGCTGGGCGAGGTTCAGAATCACCTTGCCGTTATCGTCCGAGATAACCGACTGGTCAAGCAGCTTGTAGGTGATGTCCTGACGGATGCCGACCACGAAGTTCGACCAGTCCGCGCCGAGCAGCACGGCCTTGGTGGCATCCCACGCGCCGTTGTCTACCTCGTTGAGATCGAAGCCGTAGAGGGTGGACGGCGCGCCGGAGGCGAGCGAGGGCACGTAGATCGGGGTGCCGTTGGTGTTACGCAGGCCGATAAGCTCCCAGTTCAGGCCCGGCTTGCTGGCGAAGCCGTTCATGGCGAAGCCCTGTTCGGCGAGCTTCTGACCCATGCTGGCAACGTCCTTGGCGAGATCCTTGCCCTGGGTGAGCGTGTTGTGCGCCGTGATGGCCTGCGGGATGATGCCGTCCGGGAAGCTGGACGGCTTGTCCACGCCGAACAGTGTCGCCTGATCCAGCTTGTAGCCGAGCGCGGAAGTCAGACGCGGCATGACCTCCGGCCAGATTGGGATGCCGGAATCCGCGATGACGGCCTCCGGGATGGGCACGATGGCCGCAAGCTCCTCGGCCGTGATGCTCAGGCCCGACCATTTCATCTTCGTGGTCTGCTTCAGGCCGGTATCGCCGCCAACCCAGTAGGCGATCGGCTTGGAGTCAAGCACCGGCTGCGTGCGCGTGCGGGTGCTCATGCGAATCTGACGCATGCGGGTGAGGGACACACTCGACTTGGGGGCGTCCTGGATAATCTGGGTGGCGTATTCGGTGGGGATGAGTCCGCCGCCGAGGTCGCCGCTGGTGATGATGGAGTTCACGTTGGAAACCATCGTCATACCTTCTTTCTATGGAGTGGGGAGGTTATTTCTGCTTTTGTTCAAGGAACTGGTCACGGATCCAGTCGCCGGAGGAGCCGGATGGTGCGGGCGGCTGGTTGGATTCGGAGGAGGCGAGCACCTTCGGCTTGGTCTTCTCGGCGATGTAGTCGGCGAGCGCCTTGCCGTTGGCCTGCATCTCTTCGAGCGTGGAGCCATGGAGCAGTGCGATGGGCACGCCGGTTTCCTTGGAGACCTGCGTCTTCCATTCGTTCTGCTGTTTTTCCGCCTCGTAGGCGGCGTTCTTGGCTTCAAGCTCTTTGATGTGCTTGGCGGTCTTTTCGGCTTCGGACAGTTGGGCCTCCTTGAGCTGTTGCAGTTCGTCGGCGGCTGCCTTGTTGTCCTTGGCGCGTTTCTCCCATTCGCGGGAATGGGCGACGGCCTCCCTGTATTTGACCTCGTAATCGATTTCGGGCGGCTTCGCTCCGTTCTCGGTCGATGCCGCCTGCTGGTTGCCGTTGGCCTCTTCGGTCATGGTTCCTCCTAGTGGGTTGGGCCCGTTTCGGGCATAAAAAACCACCCGTGCGGGTGGTTGGGGAAAATCTCAGTTCGAGTGCGACGGTCGTGGCACCCCGTAGCCGTCCTTGTAACGGTCGGGGTAGAGTCGGCGCATCACATAGGTGATCGTGTTCGGGTCGTTGGGATTGTCGGGATTGCCTTTTGTGGTGGCCTTTATCATCCGATAGGTGTCGTCGTCCAGGCCGCCGTTCTCGATGAGGCTACGGGCGTGCATGTATTCCGAGTACATGCGGTCGGGGTCATAGCCCTCGATGTGAGCTTGGTCCCTGTCCCATTCGGGGACTATCTGGCAGTCGCAGTCGTCGTGAAACAGGCTGAACGAGCCTTTGGCGTATTTTGCGGTCTTCTCGCTGCGGTACACCCAGCCGCGCGAGCAGAGCATCGTGCAGAACGCGCACGTCTTCGCGCCTCTCGGCACGCGCGCGTACCGGGGTTCGGACGGGTCGTGCTCGCACAGGCGGGCGATGGTTTCGCGCCCCGAATACATGACCCAGCGTTGCATCGCACCGACAAGATACGCCTGCATGGTCTGCGGGTCGGTCCACAGGTGGCCGGCCTGCCAGCGTATCGTCTTGTCGATGCCGTCGCCGGGAAACGAGTCGGACAGGTCGTACTCCCATGATTCGGGCACCGATTCGCCACGGACGCGCATATACCATTCGTAGGCGGCCTGTGCCGCGAGGTCGCCGTATTTGGCGACCAGTTGCGGCACGTAGTCGAGCAGCATGTCACGTTGCCATTCAGGACTGAGCTGTTGCAGCGTCCCCCACAGTTTCGCCAGATCGCGGCGCGCCAGTTCCACCGCTCTGGCTTGGCTGGCTTGCAGCTGGTCCAGTTGCCGGTTGTCCGTCATCCTTGTTGCCTCCGTTCACGAGGGAGTCAAGCACGCTGCGGGTCTCGGCCTTGCGCTTGTCGACCAACAGGCGTGTGATGTCGGAATCCGTGTAGCCGAGCTTCTCCAGAATAACGTCGGAGTTGGCGAGCCACGGCATGGCCGTCACCTGCTTCACGATGGCATCGGAGAGCGCGGCCTGCGATGGGCGTTCGGGGTCACGCCAGTTGACCTGCAAGCGGTCGAGCTCGTCGCTGTCCTCGCTGGTGCCGTTGAGTATGGCGATGTCCCTCGCGGCCTTGCGTAGTTGCACTCCGATGGCGCGGCAGGCGTTCTTCGCCTCGATGACAAGTTCGCTTTCCGCCGCCATGATCGCTTCGGACGAGGAAGGGCCGGAATCCGTCATGACGCCGAACTGGCTGAGCGGCACGCCGGTCGCGCCGCTCATGCGTGCCGCGAGTGCGCGAAGCATGTCGGTGTGCGGCTGCATGGTCATCTGCGTGAACTGGCCGATGGCGGGTGCCTGGCCGTCCTCGTTGAGGCTGATGTTGAGCATCTTCGAGATGGTGGCTTCCCAGCCGGTCAGCTTCTTGCCGTTCTTGTCCTCGGGCGGCTCGTCCGCGCCGATGAGGTAGCGTTGCGGGCTCGAATAGAATTCGGCGCTTACCTCCATGCGCAGCATGGTGCGCACCGCAGTGTCGGTGATACTCATGACCTCGCGGCTGATGCGCGAGCGGCCAAAGGGGCGGTTCAGGTCCTGATGGTAGGGGATCAGGTAAACGGGCACATGATCCATGTACGTGTTCCGGGGAGCGTCCGCATGATAGCGGCCTGATTGCGTGCGGCGTATACGAATCGTGTAGCCGGGCATGTAGAGCATGAGTTCGGAAGGCACGATGGTGTTCGCCTGCGCGTACTGGGAGCGGTCGATATCGGTTATCGACAACGCCGCCGACAGGCCGCGACGGGCGTAATCCCACAGGCCGGTCTCATAGAGCGCGCTGCGGAACGACACGGACACCTTGGAACGCAGACCGTCTTCCGGTTCCGCGCTGCGCACATTCAGGAACGAGCATGAGTGAGTGAGCGCGCTGCGGATGGCCTGCGGCAATTCCACGTCGAAGTCGTTGTCTGAAAGAATCGAATCCAAACCCAACGGATCGCGGCTGTCGTCGCCGACTCCGACGAAACCATCGAACACGATGCGGTCGGCCAAAGCGTCCACCGATTTCTGCGGCCAGCCCACGACCTCGCTTATCCCCGCCATGCTGTCCGGCACAGCGATGGACAGATTCTTAAGCTCGTTTCGCCCGTCGTAGTATTTGGTGCGCAACAGGTTACGTTCGAGCTTCTGGGACCATTGACGTATCATCAAATCCCACGGTTCTCGGCACTCGTCGGGCAGATTATCGACCTGCACGTTTTCAAGACTGGGAATCTGCATCAGAATGCCACCGCCTTCGCTCTTCTTCCCGGATGACGCTTGGAAGTCTTGACGTTCCAATACGCGAGAGCCACCGCTTCCACGGGACTCACATCGACGTTCTCCATGGACGGCTCGTAGCCGAACCCGTCGCCGATTTTCCTATGCTTCGCATGACCCACCGCCTCGTCAAGCAGAGGCTGGCCGAAATGGGTAAGCCCATGGTCGTTCACGGCCTGTTCGAGCATCGAACAAGCGTCCGCCACGTCGGAAGGGCGCGGCACCACGATCACTCTTTTGGACACGCCCTTGTCGATGAGGCTGTTGACCAGGGTGGGCGCTCCCACGCGCCCGTCGATGATGATGCCGATGGCGTTGCGCCACCGTTCCGCACCGTCCTTCTCGGCGGTCAGCCAGTCGGCCA